TTAGCAGTATCTTCACACCATTTCTCTAACCTTGTAATTGTATCAATAGCTACATATTTATAAGGTTTATTCTCTTTTTTTATACTCTCCCCTATTTCATGAAATTCTTTTAAATTATTAGCTTTTACTTTTAACGCATCCACAAAATCACTTCCATTTTCTAAATCTATAATTAAACAATTCTCTAATTGACTTAATACTGTAGTTTTCCCCATTTTAGGTTGGGAATATAATATCAATTTTCTTGGATTATTATTAACTACTTTTATCTTTTTCTTCGGCAATACTATACTCATATATTTTTATCTTATTTAATTCCTTTTCATATATTTCAATTTTTTTTCTATCTCTCTCTATTGGTTCATTTGGTTTTTTACCTATCCTTAGTTGATATTTAAGTATGTTACCTTTACAAAATCCTTTATATTCTTCTTTTGTTAGTACTTTCTTTAAAATATCAAATACTTCACACCCATCCCACAAACTATAGTGAGATGGTTTTATATAATTATATTGTTCTGATTTTTTCATAATCTTTAATACTCATATCATCTGCTTTAGGTAATTCCCCAAATAATCCATTTTCTCCTAAAAAAGCAAAACCAACTCTAAAATCATCAATACCATAAGTATTTTTTAGAGCAGTAATAGATCTAAATCTATTATACCCTTTATTTGTTACAAACTTTTTTATATCATATCCCATATGATCATATATTTTTAATTTATAAGGATTAAACAAAGCTAATGCTACGTCACAATCTTCATATAAATTACCAGTATCTTTAAAATCATCAGGGTCAGGAGTCAGTTCTTTATTTTTAGCTCTTTGAGAATCTGACAGGTTCCTGTTAAATTGTGAAACTACTACAGGACTTAATCTATATCTATCTCTTACTTCTCCTAAATATTCAGACATTTTATCTATTCTTTCTTTTTTTGAATATCCCCTTTCATTTTTAAGTTTACCTATATGGTCAATAATTACAGTTGTAATTAAATTTGGATTATTTGGTTTATACTCTTTTACAAATTCGGATTTTTCTATTAATTTTCCATTATTTAAAGCATATTTAATTAAATGATTTCTAACACCTGTAGGGTTTTCAGCACCATCAATAATTTCTACTACATCTAGCATTTCCTCAAAATAATCTCTACAATTTTTAATTTTATCATATATTTCTAAAGGTATATGATTTTTTTTACTCCCCCACCCAAATAAAGTAGGAACATCCAGCATTATTTTGTAATCTTCATATAATTTAGCACAGACCCATTTACCTATTTTAAAACTTTTAGACCTTTCCATAGACCTATAAATAATTTTAAATTTAATATCTGTTTTATGTTTATTTTCATTATACCATTTATAAGGATTTAAAACATAAGTACAGTCTGTAAATCCAGTTTTACCTGTTCCTGAATTTCCCCCTATTAATGTATATATTTTCTGTCCTATTCCTATATGATTCCCAAGTTTATTATGACCTATAGGAATCCATTTACTTTCACCATTAATACCATCATCTACTTCTTTAAGTAACTGATTAAAATCTGTCATATATTCATTTTATTATCTGTTTCTATCTCTTCTTCATATCCACTATCTATTAGTTCACAATAACTAGCTAAATTACTAGTTCTATTTTTTTCAATAAAATTTTGAGCAGTTTGAATATAATCATAATCTCCTTTTAAACCATCTATATAATTTTGAGTAGCTTTAAAAATAGTAATTTTTGAAAATTTATATGTTTTAATAAAACTATTCATTTTCTTTATACAATTTAATCTACTTCCTTTAATTGGATTTCCATTCCTTGTTTTACCTTTAGGGAATATACTTCTCCAATCATCTATCCAAGATTCTATTTTTGATTCTTCAATATTTATAGTTTTTAAGGATTTATAATCTATAATATCTGTTCCTTTTTTTGTTATTTTAAACTGAGCCCCAGTAACTTTTTTACCCATGGGGAGGACAGGGAGTGAATTAGTTAAATAATTGTTTCTTTCTAAATCAAATAAACAATTACTATATGTGAAATAATCAATTTCTAACATATGTGTAACTAAATCATTTCTCCCTATCCCCATCAGTGATAAAATTATATATTTATTAGGACTAATTTTACTAGTTTTTAATAAATCAAATTCAATCTTCATTATTTACAATTAGGACAATCGATGTATTTAATTCCGTTATATACTTTTTTTGTATCAAAACAAACAACACAAATAATATTTAAGTCTACATTTTCGACTGTTATATTGGAATTAAAAATATTTTTATTTTTCACTGAATTACTATATTTAAAATAATTAGCAATATCTCTTTCTACACATTTGCAATTAAACTCAATACTAATAATATGAGCTAAATCTTTATAAGATTTTGGGTACAAGTAATATTCTTCTACAATATTAATTGCATCTGCCAAAAACTCATTATCTACTCTAAGTTTTTCTTTATATTTTGTAATCATTGTAAATTTTATTTAGAAGATTAATAAGTATAATAGTGATCCCACTTTATATTACCAAATGGGTGTTTATAGTATTCATTTGAATACATCATCCCGTCATCTTCTTCAATAAAATTACCTATTAGAAGCATCTCCCCTTTTGGGAATAAAAATGCTAGTTTATTACTTGAAATAAAAGAATCAAAAAAGAAATCTTCTTCATTTCCCTTTTCTACAAAGATAGGCAATAATTTTCTATTTACCAAAACATCTTCAACAAATTTTAATGAATCTGATTTACTTTCTCTCGTATTAAGGTATGTTCCCCTACTGTCCACATATTCATAAAAAGTTCCATTATGAGCTACAGTGGGGTAATTGATTTTACAATCATTAGCATTGATTAATTCCTCTTTATTTACATCTGGAATACCAAAAGGGTGACAATTATTTATACTGTTTACTCCTGCTGTAGAGTAACGTAAATGTATAATTAATTCATCTTCCTTTTTAATCTTTTGAGATTTTATAGCATCAATTATATCATTTCCAGTTTTATCAAAATACCCTTTAGATATAAAAATGGGGTATTTGGAATTGTCTTCTCTTTTTACACAAAACCCTCCCCCATCATCATTTCTTTTTATTCCTGTTCTTATTGATTTTTCAATAGTATCCATATTGAAAGTAACTCCTTTTTTTTTAGCTATTATTATACACATAGTAATTTATTAAATTTTATATTTTGTTCACTGTTCTGTATCTCTTCCTTTATATCTTCGTTAGAAGACAGGAATAAATTTTTCCTTTCTTCCACATATTTCAACAAAGGTATTGCATTTTTTCCATAAGTTTTTAAGATTATATCTTCTATTTTAATATTTTTTTTAAAGATAATATCTTTTTTGCAGTTTTCAACATAATTAACAAATGCCATACAAATCAAAACCCAGTTTTTAATCTTACTATAATTCAAACTAGCAGAATGATTCCTAAACTCTATAGTAAAAGGTAAATCTTGTCTTGCTTTTGAATTAAATGATTTAGTATGGGCATGAAATGGAAAATTTCTAACATTAAAATTACAAGGAACTAAATTTAACCATTTATACCTAAGTATACTCTCAAATTCTACATCATGATATTGTCCACAATATCTCCCAAAGGGGTGATTAAATTTTTTATGTTGGTTTTTATTTAATTCTGTTCCACTACTTAACTCTCTGTATAATAGTTCATATGACAAATCAACTCCATATTTATATCCATATTCTTTAATATACTCTTCAAGAGGAAATTCAGGCAAATCACTACAGAATTTATTATGTCTTCTACTTTTAGGTAACATTTTAAATAAATCCTCTTGCAATTTAAGTCCTAAAATATAAGAATAAACTGAAAAAGATTTATTAAAAACAACTCCCCCTATATGAACATGAATGCCACAGGAAGAATCAATTTTACATCTACTTTGTAAAAAAGAAGTTATTTTGTATAAATGTTTAAATCCTGTATCCCCTTTCAAAACATTAGTTACATATTCCCCCCCTTGAATTGAGCCATCATGATCACAACTCATATTTAAAAAATTAGAATAATATTCAACTGGGTCAATATATCCAGAGCAAGTTTCTATTTCTACTCCAAAACTATATTTTAATCCTTCAGAGATTAAGAAAGTGGGGGAATACTCCCCCAATTTTAATTTATCACTAAATCTTCTTTCACCTCCTAAACTAAACCCTGTTTTTTTCTTTGGGGCTATATAGTTTTCTTGTTCTATATATTTTTTATTTTTTGGTTTTACAAATTTATTTGATTTAACTAAATATCCTTTTCCAAAATCATACTCTAAGTTTAAAGATAAACCTATTATATTATTTGAAAAATAACATTTTTTATATTTAGAATATTTCCTAAATCCCTTACTATCAAAATAAATAGTATTAAAATAATTATGTTCTAAATTATTATACAAAACAAATAAATTTTCTCTTATTTCAAATTTATCAAAATATTTAAAATCTGTAATTTCTATATCTAAAAAACAATAAAGATCTTCAGTCTTATGCCATTGTGTAGAGTCTTGTGGAATATGATATTTTGAAGTTCTAACTATCCATTTTTCCTTGTATAGTATAGCTTCTGGATATTTACTTTTTAAATTTGTATGATTATTTTTTATATACCATTTATTATTTATTTGTATTCCTTCTTTTTTAATATTGTAAGTCTGTTTCGACATT